CCCAAGAAGCAGTCCGTAGTCACCTACGTCAACGGCGAGCGTCTGGTTCTCGGTTCGGTCGAGGTGATGACAACCAGAGAAGGCGAGACCGTCGACTTCGTCATCCACGACGCACAGACCGCCGCGAAGCTGCAGGCTGAGAACCCGTCTAAGGCGTCGGAAGACGACTGGGTGATCTAGGTGCGTCTCGTACGCCGGCTGGTCTACAGCATGGGCTTCAGGCCCTCGCACCACTCGTTCTTCTACGCCTACACGCTCGACGTCAAGTACATCGTGCAGGATGCGATGAGGCACGAGCTCATGAAGATCCATCTCTACGAGGAGAACAAGAATGGCTGAAGAGAAGAGTGTTCTTCTCGAAGGTGTCCGCATCATCTTCCGGAACTTCGCCGGCGAGGAGCGGATGTTCAACGCCGAGGGAGACCGCAACTTCACCGTGGTCCTCCCCGAGGACATCGGCGAGCAGATGCTGAAGGACGGGTGGAACGTCAAGCGCCTGCGTCCCCGTGAGGAGGGCGAGGAGGGCGACCTGAGCCTCAAGGTCAAGGTCAGCTTCAAGGGCCGCTCGAAGCCCCGTATGCACATCTACGCCAAGTCCAAGGGCGTCCGCACCCTGCTGGACGAGGAGTCCGCCGAGGTCATGGACTGGCCCGAGTTCGACAACGTCGAGCTGATCATCCGGCCGTACGACTGGTTGGTGAACGGCAAGAACGGCAGGACGGCCTACCTGCAGTCGATCGTCGGCACGATCCACGAGGACCCGCTGGAGCTGAAGTACGCGCACATCCCCGAGATCGGCCCCGACGGTCAGTACGCGCTTCCCCCGGGCGACGACCCGAACATCATCGACGTCGAGGGTGAGTGGGTCGAGGAAGAGCACCAGAGGGCGATCGAGCGGTGACGATCTTCTGGTCCATGGTGGCCGGAGCCGCGATCATGCTCATGGGTGTGATCTTCGGCGTCACCATCGCGGACAACACCCGTTCACCTGTTCCCGAAACGAAGTGCCCGTTCGACAAGGAGGAAAGCTAATGCTGCTCGTGTACATCATCGCGATGTCGTTGTTCGTGATCGCCGTGGCGGTCGGTCTCGACGTCGGCAGTGACATCCGTGCTGAGAAGAAGCTCGCCATTCTGAGGCGGGCGGACATCGTCTGGCGGAGGCGGGTCGTCATACCACTGACGGTGGTCCACAACCCCAAGACAAACCGACGCCGGCACCGCCTCACCGCCTGATCAGGAGGAAGAACGTGGAAGAGCCCAGCAAGTTCACCCGTACGACGTTCGAGATCGAAGCCTTCCAGGTCACCCCCGGCAACATCCGCGACGTGGCGAAGTGGTGCGGCGGCGAGATCCTGAGCACCGACGCGATCAAGGACCGCTCCAACCTCTACGTCAAGATCCGGGAGCCGCACCAGAAGAACGCCAGAGCCTTCGTGGGGTACTGGGTCACGAAGTCCGATACTGGCTTCAAGGTCTACACGGACGAGGGCTTCAAGAAGAACTTCGTCCCGGCCATGACGGACGAGGAGAAGTACGAGGACGTTCTCAAGCTGGTCGAAGCCGCCATGCAGAGGCAGGCTGACGCCACGCATTTCAAGGAGATGGACAGCACGGCGCCATTCGCCGAGGAGACCGCCCGCCACATCGTGGGGCTCGTCTGAGGGTCGGGGACGGAGTGTGAGGCAGGGGTAGGGATCCTTAACGGGTCTTTGCCCCGCCTCTCAATCCCGGACTATGTTTCACACCTCAAAAGCCACATCAAACGCAAAGGAACCGTCTCATGTCCAACACCCCGATATTCGACGAGCTGGCGCTTGAACTCGGTTACGAGAGACTCATAGCCTGGAAGCCGGCCCCCAAGCCCGTTTTCAAGCCCTCCAAGCCTGAAGCCCCCACCTTCAGCTTCTTCACCGTCAAGCCGCTCGCCCAGAAGGATGTAGCGGCGTAGTAGCAGGAGTCCCCCCATGGCGTTAGACCTTTACCCGCACCAGCGGAAAGCCGTCGACGAGCTCAGTAACGGCAAGATCCTCTGGGGTGGCGTGGGTACCGGCAAGTCTCGTACTGCGGCTGCCTACTACATCGAGAAAGAAGCGCCGAAAGACGTCTACGTCATAACCACCGCGCGGAAACGTGACTCTCTTGACTGGGAGACCGAGTTCGCGCGGTGCGGCGTTGGTAAGTCCAAAGAGCTGACGCTGGCTGGCGTTCTGCGCGTGGACTCATGGAACAACATCACGAAGTACAAGAACGTCAAGAACGCCTTCTTCATCTTCGACGAGCAACGTCTCGTTGGCAGTGGAGCTTGGGCGAGGGCGTTCGAGTTCATCGCGAAGCGCAACAACTGGATCCTACTGAGTGCCACTCCTGGCGACACTTGGCTGGACTACGTATCCGTGTTCATCGCTAACGGGCTCTACCCCAACAGATCCACGTTCAAGCGAGAGCACGTCGTCTACAACGCGTACAGCAAGTTCCCCAAGGTTGACCACTACGTCGCCGAGGGAAAGCTCATTCGTCTCAGGAAACAGCTCCTGGTTCACATGCCTTACGAGCGGCATACCAAGAGGATTTCCAGGGACATCGAAGTCGAGTACGACCAGAAGATGGTCGATGAGCTTCTGAAGGAGCGATGGAATCCATACGAGAACCGCCCCATCCGAAGTGTGCCCGAGCTCTTCTACACGATGCGCAAGATTGTGTACTCGGATGCGACGAGATTGCGTGCTGTGAAAACTCAGCTCGAGGTACATCCCCGCTTGATTGTCTTCTACAACTTCGACTACGAATTGACGGAGTTGCGGAAGCTGAACCCGGAGACAGGTGTTACTCTTGCGGAATGGAATGGGCATAAGCATCAGCCTGTTCCGGACGGTAATGAGTGGGTCTACCTCGTTCAGTACACAGCGGGAGCCGAAGCTTGGAACTGTACGACGACGAATGCGACTCTGTTCCACTCGTTGACATATTCGTACAGAACGTGGAATCAGGCACATGGTAGGGTAGATCGCCTCGATACACCCTATAAGGAACTTAATTACCTGACACTTTTCTCGAGCGCCGCGATCGACCGCGCGGTGAGAGCCTCATTGGAGACGAAACAGAGCTTCAACGAGATCGAGTTCGTCGCCAAACTTGGCGGCTTGGTCAGGTGATCGTCGTGCTGGCGTGGCCCGTGATTTGCAAGAAACTAGGACATCTCGGGCCTCGTCCATGACAAATAACAAATCTGAAGAGCAAAACTACCCAGAAATAAGTTTCTAATATCTGTAACGCAGATATTGAAGTCGTAGAAACGAAAAGTTTTGCGATTCAGATTTGACATTTGACATGAGCGCCCGAGTTCTTGCAAAACGATCAGCAACGCCGCTTATGTACCATTTACGCAGGGCCATCTGCGTCGAAGAGAGTGGGGACTCTTTCTATGATCACCGAATGGCGTTCGATACAGTCCTTCCCTGGCTACTCCGTCAGTGACACCGGACTCGTCCGCAACGACGACAACGACCGAATCATGACACTGATGGTGAATCAGTTCGGGATAGTGAACGTCGGGCTCACAAAGAACTACGTTCAGTACAAGCGCGCGGTCTCCATCCTGGTCGCGATCGCCTTCCTGCTCCCGCCCCCACAAGAGGCGTTCGACACTCCGATCAATCTCGACGGAGACCGGACCAACAACCGCGCTGACAATCTCATGTGGCGCCCACGGTGGTTCGCAAGTCAGTACTTCAAGCAGTTCAAGTCCGCTCCGATATCGCCCGCCTCGCCCCTCGAGGAGATAGACAGCGGCGAGAAGTTCGGAAGCCCCAGAGAAGCGGCGATCAGGTACGGTCTGAAAGAGATGGACATATGGCTCGCCGCCGCAACCCAGTCCGAAGTCTGGCCCACGTACCAGAGGTTCCGTGAGATCTGACGCCACAGATATTAACACGTGGCGCAAACGTGGCATATGATAGAAGGGGCGGAATAAGCCTTTGCTAGAGCGGGAATACCAAGCGAATCTCATCAAGAGGTTGCGCCGCAGATTCCCTGGATGCGTGATCCTCAAGAACGACTCGGGCTACCTCCAGGGAATTCCAGACCTATTGGTGCTCTACGGAGACCGATGGGCCATGCTAGAAGTCAAGGCGAATGCGCGTACGCCTCACCAGCCTAACCAGGACTACTACGTCCGGATGCTGGACGAGATGTCGTTCGCTGCGTTCATTCACCCTTCCAACGAACAGGACGTTCTACGTGCTCTTCAACAAGCACTGGGATCTGGTGGGAACTCACGCTATGTTCAGCGCGAGTAACTACCACTGGATCAACTACTCGGACGACAAGTTCGATCACGCGTTCAGTACTGCCACGGCAGCCCAGATGGGCACTCTGCTTCATGACCACGCCAGCAGATCCATCACCCGAAGAATCTTCGTCTCCGAAGACCCTCGACACATGGAGCATCCGTACCAGGCGACGATGGCTCTCTACATCAACGACGCCATCGAGTTCGGCATGACGCCGGAACAGGTGTTGTTCTACTCGCCTAACTTCTACGGCACTGCCGACGCCATCGGTTTCCGGGATCGGTTCCTTCGGATCCACGATTTGAAGACCGGTGTCGCTCGAACGTCCGAGAAACAGCTCTACGTCTACGCGGCGTACTTCTGCCTCGAGTACGAGATGAACCCGTACGAGATCCAGACCGAGCTTCGGATCTACCAGAACGACGAGGTACGTATCTACCCCGCCGACCCCGACCTCATCCAGTACATCATGGACAAGGTCGTCGCCTTCAATGAGCGCATCGAAGCGCGGAAATCGCAAGCGTAACGAGGCGTATCAAGAAAGGCGGTGATTCCGTGGAGTTCAGCGAAGAGGACTACCTCGCTCACTACGGCATCCTTCGCAAGTCTGGCCGATACCCTTACGGTTCGGGCATGACGAAGGACAAGATGAACCGCACATTCCTCGATGACGTCGAGGAGATGCGCAACAAGCACGGCATGAGCGAAGCAGAGATCGCTAAGGCGTTCGACATCACCACGACCAAGCTTCGCGACCTCAAGTCGATCGCTAGGCTTGAGGTGAAGCAGGCCAACATCAACATGGCCCTTCGCCTCAAGGACAAGGGTTACTCGAACGTGGGGATCGGCAAGCGCATGGGTGTGCCCGAAGCTACGGTTCGTTCGTGGCTCAAGCCTGGCGAGCTCGACAAGACCAAAGTAGTCGAGGCGACGACCGCGATCCTGAAGGCCCAGATCGCCGAGAAGAAACATCTTGACGTCGGCGCCGGTACCGAGTATCACCTCGGCATCACCCGAAAGAAGCTCGACACGGCCATCACTGCTTTGGAGCAGGAAGGCTACAAGATCCACTACGTCAAGGTGGACCAGCTCGGCACCAACCATCAGACCAACATCAAGGTTCTGTCGGCTCCAGGAACCGACTGGCCCGAGGTTCTTCGCAACCAGGACAACATCAAGACCGTTGCGGCCTACTCCGAAGACGGTGGAAGGTCGTACGACAAGATCCAGCCGCCTCTCTCCATCCCTTCCAGCCGAGTAGCTGTCCGGTATGCCGAAGAAGGCGGTAAGGACGCTGACGGGGTCATCTACGTCCGTCCTGGCGTCAAGGACGTGTCTCTTGGCGGCGCAAACTATGCCCAGGTTCGTGTCGCCGTTGACGGCACGCACTACCTCAAGGGCATGGCGATGTACAAGGACGATCTTCCTGCCGGCGTAGACCTCATGTTCAACACGAACAAGAACTACACGGGCAAGAAGACCGACGCCATGAAGCCGATGAAGAGCGACCCGGAGAATCCTTTCGGTTCGGTAGTTCGTCAGATCGGCGTTCCTGGTCCTGGCGGAACCAAGAAGATCACCTCGTCGATGAACATCGTCAACGAGGAAGGCGACTGGGAGAAGTGGGCGAACACCCTCTCGTCTCAGATGCTTTCGAAGCAGAGTCCAGCTCTCGCCAAGGAACAGCTGGGCATCGCCTACGATCGCAAGAAGAACGAACTCGACGGCATCATGGGTGTCACCAACCCCCTGCTCAAGAAGCGTCTGCTCGAGGCTTACGCGGATGACGCCGATTCGTCGGCCGTACATCTCAAGGCCGCAGCTCTTCCACGTCAGGGAACACACATCATTCTCCCGATCGAATCGATCAAAGAGACTGAGGTGTTCGCGCCCAACTTCCGTGATGGCGAACTGGTCGTACTCGTCCGTCACCCACATGCCGGCACGTTCGAGATCCCCGAGCTTAGGGTCAACAACCGTCACCCCGAAGCGAAGAAACTCCTTGATGGGGCCAAGGACGCCATCGGCATTCACCCCAAGGTTGCTGAGAAGCTGTCTGGTGCTGACTTCGACGGAGACACCGTTCTGGTCATTCCGAATGACAGCCGCAAGGTCAAGACTTCTCCGTCTTTGGAAGGTCTGAAAGACTTCGATCCTCAACGCCGTTACCCTGGCTACGAGGGCATGGTCCGGATGACGCCTGAGCAAAAGGGCATGGAGATGGGGAAGATTTCGAACCTCATCACTGACATGCAGTTTCATGGCGCCACGAACGACGAGATGGCACGCGCCGTTCGTCACTCCATGGTGGTGATCGACGCCGAGAAACACAACCTCGACTACAAGTCATCGGCTGTGGACAACGGCATCCTTCAGCTCAAGAAGAAGTACCAGAAGTCTGGAGGCGCGTCGACCGTAGTCTCTCAGGCTAAGTCTCCGGTTCGACCGTACGAGCGCAAGTTGCGTATCGACCCCGACACAGGCAAGAAGGTCTACGAGTACACCGGCGCAACGTACCAGAAGACCACCACCAGCAAGCGTACCGGTGTGGAGACCACTAAGGACATCCGCAAGCTTGACCGGTACCAGTCCACGAAGCTCGCCGAAACAGAGGACGCTCACACGCTGTCTTCTGGAACCCGTATCGAGAAGGTCTATGCAGACCACTCGAACAGGATGAAGGCTCTGGCCAACATGGCCAGGAAAGAAGCGCTTCAAACCAAGCCCGTTCCCTACTCTCCAGCAGCGAAAGCTCGCTATCACGAAGAAGTGCGCACGCTTGACGCCAAGCTGAATCTGGCCCTCAGAAACAGCCCCCTCGAACGGCAAGCGCATGTCATCGGCAATGCCATCGTTCGGCAGAAGCAAGACGCCAATCCGGGCATGGACAAAGCCGAACTCAAGAAGCTGAAGTCACAGGCACTGACAATAGCTCGTAACAGAGTCGGTGCTGAGAAGAAGCGCATTGAGATCACTGATGGTGAGTGGGAAGCCATTCAAGCCGGCGCAATCACATCCCACAAGCTGAACCAGATCCTGAGCAACACGGATCTGGACAAGGTGAAGGAACGCGCCACTCCCAAGACGCGTCTACTCATGAGCGAGGCCAAGAAGACCAAGGCTCTGGCCTTGCTTCGTAATGGCTACACCCGTGCTCAGGTAGCAGACGCACTAGGTGTATCGGTGTCCACACTCAAGCGTAGTCTTAGTGGTGGTGATGAGTGATGGATAGACACATGCTCAGCACCAAGGACAACCCATACAACTACTTCTCAGAGTTCGATCAGTGGTATGCATGGGATCAGAGAGCCGGCTACTGCACACTGGCCTACCTCGATCGAGTACTGAGGACATCTGATGAACTGTCAGAAGCAGATCAAAGTCTTGCTAGAGAGCAAGCAATCGATGACATCGTGAAAGAGAATGGTGATCTGTACGTCAAGGTCGCAGTTCCCAAGTAGCTGGTGTCTGTTCGGTTAGTGAGGTTCGAGGTCGGTTGTGGTCTTTCTCAATCAGGTCATCAAGACTGGTCGAGAAGGTCTTCAACCGACCTCGAACCTTCCTTTCAGCTTTGTCAACTTAGGTTGACGTCTCAATGGGTCCTCCAGGAGTCCCGCAGACCGGGGGGAGGGTCTCGCAAAATTGGACCCCCCTCTGCATCGCCCGTCCACCAAAAATAGCCCCGGCGGGAATTTTCCCACAAACTTTTCAGTCTATCGGGATTGAATCGTAAGGAGTGAGCATGTCGTATGTGAGAACACATGATGATCAACCCGTGCGCGGCGTGAAAACCTTCTACGATTATCCCGTCGGGCCGATCGACGACCCCTCATCGGATCGCCAGTTCGTCACCAAGAAGTACGTGGACGACAACGCCGGACCATTCGGTGTGGTCAAGTCGAATCTGGTTGGTGATGGCATCACGCTCGTTGGCGCGAGCTGCACCTCCGGAACCAAGACCGTCACCGTCTCGGGTTGGACTGGTTTCGTAGCCGGCGATGTCGGCAAGAAGGTCCTTCTCTACAACGCCGACTCAGCGAGCGTCTGCACGTTCGTGGGTTCCATCGCCGTGGTCAACTCCACCAGTAGCGTCGACCTGGACCGCAACATCACCACCACGGTGTCGAACGTCATGATGTGCTACGGCACCGACGAGACCGCTGTGTTTCAGGACGACATCGACCGTGCTGCTGCCTACGGTCTGCTTCATGGCGGCAAGGTCAAGCTGTCCATTCCTTCGGCGGCCAACGACCACTTCGTCATAGCTGGCGCTCTTCGTCATGACCGCCAGGGCAACAGCCAGATCATGGAACCGGTGTGGGCCACCACAACCTTCGCTCTCGACCTGGACCTTGAAGGTCCTTCCGACGGCTCCATGACCCAGCACTGGGAAACGCATCTCCCGAACACCGGTGGGGCTACGTTCGTTTCGTACCTCACTCCCTACACTTCCTCCTCTGCTCAGACGACGGACATCAACAACAACGGGCATAGCAGCATGCTCGGTGGCCCGACGGAACCCTCGGGTTACACGCAGGCCGGCAAGTTCAACAACGTTCAGATCACCCTGCGCAACATGCAGATCCGCACCGCCCACACTCACGACGGAATCGGCATCGGTGCCGCAAACTTCTCGTCGAACAAGTCGGGCGGAGTGGAGCGTTTCGGCTGGGGCTCGATGTCGACCGTGTACCAGGGCATCGAATCGGTCAGCGGTTACGGCGCTGGGATCGTCATCGGTCTCTACCTTCCGACCGCCGGCAACAACGACCTGTCGTACATGTCGAACGCCACTTGTCATGGCGGCTACACGTACGATGTGTGGGTGTCCGAGCACACCGACATGTTCTCCGTGCGACTGCTCTACGGCTGGGCGGGGCTCTGCATCGTCGGCAACTACTGGTCTTCGGTCGGAACGACACACGGCGTCAACGGATTCCTCTCCATCGAGGCGTGCACCTACTTCGTATACTTCATCGGGGCAGGCTCGGGCGGTAATGGCCCGTATCTGAATCTCACGGTGGACACCGAGGGCACGCTCAAGATCGGCGACAACAGCGATGGAAACGGTGCGCCGTCTCTGTCCGTCACCGGCAAGCTGTGGTTGATGGGCGAGATCGATCAGGCCACGTTCACCACGGACTACCCCGTCGGTTTCGACATAGTTCTGTTGAACTCGTGGTACCCGAACAAGGGCATCACTGCCAACTGGACTGTCGACACATTCACGGAGCTGGTCGTGGTGGATGCTACGGCCGGGAACGTCACGTTGTCCTTGCCCGTCTCTGATGGCCGGTCCAAGCCCATATCCGTCGTTCTGGGAGCTACGGCTTCGGGGCACACCTGCACGATCGACCCCAACGGGTCCGAGACGATCAGCGGCGCAACCACCAAGGTTCTCAGCGCTCAGTGGGATCATATCCGCATCGAACCCTACGCCCACAACTGGGTACAGACCGGCTGAGAAGTCCCCTTCCCCGCCCTTGGACCCACCCCCATCCCCTTCAAAACCCTTAGGGAGGAGTTGTAAAGTATGCCCCGAATCCCAGGGGGAGATGCTTCGGAGCCTGTTCGACGCAGTAGGCCCGCTACAACTCCTGAGGGTCGAGAGAAACAGCTGGTCGCACTGGCTTACGACCTCGTAGAGAAACGCATTCGAGAAGGAACGGCCACGTCTCAGGAGGTCACGCATTTCCTGAAGCTCGGTTCCTCAAGGGAACTTCTCGAACAACAGCGTCTCGGTTACGAGAACCAACTTCTCGAAGCAAAGCGAGTCTCTATGGAGTCTCAGCAGCGTATGGAGGAGACATACAAGAACGCGATCGCCGCCTTCAGGGAGTACTCGGGTCAAGAACCGATGGATCCTGTGGACGAATACGATGGTTAGGTCATACTCCGAACTTCGTCGTCTGGATACGCTAGCGGAACGGTTCCGTTACCTAGCTCTTCGCGGTGAAGTCGGGCGAGCGACCTTCGGTTTCGACCGGTACCTCAACCAGCAGTTCTACACGTCTAGGCAGTGGCGTCACATCCGCAACCATGTCATCGCGCGTGATGTCGGACGTGACTTGGGCATCGACGGTTACGAGATTCACGACCGCATCTATATCCACCACATGAACCCGATGACGGTCGACGACATCACGTCCGGAGATCCGAGAATCCTCGATCCTGAGTTCCTGATCTCGGTAACTCACAAGACCCACAACGCAATTCACTACGGCGACGAGGGCCTTCTGGCCAAACCACTTGTCGAACGCATACCAGGCGACACGAAGCTTTGGTAACGAAAGGAACATCTGTGACGACCATTGGCTACGACCTCCCCGTAGAGGACTACGTCGATCGCCTCAGTGCCACGCACCACGTGACCCACACCTCGCACAAGAAGACCTCCGTCACTCTGCACCACAACGCCGGCAACCTGACCCACGCCGGCGTGCTCTCCGTCTGGACGACCCGTCCGGCCTCGGCGCACTTCGACGTGGACGCCAAGGGGCAGGTCGCGCAGTACGTCAAGGTCGACGAGTACGCCTGGGCCACCGGCAGCACCCTCGGCAACGAGAACTCCATCTCCATCGAGATGGCGGACGCCACCTTCGCCCCCAACTGGGAGGTCTCAGAGACCACCTGGAAGGCCGCGGCCCGTCTCGCCGCCTGGCTCTTCGTCCATGTGATCCAGGTCCGTCCCAACGCTTCCAACTTCTTCCCCCACCGGCACTGGTCGAACACCGACTGCCCCGGCCCGTACGTCGTCAAGCACTTCAACGCGATCCTCGTCGAAGCCCAGACCCAGTACGACAAGTTCAAGACCGGCTCGCCGTCCAAGGCGACCCCCGTCCCCCACAAGAAGACGATCGTGGAGATCGCGCACGAGGTCCGGGAAGGCAAGTGGGGTAGTGGCCCCAACCGGACACACCGTCTGCTCGTCGCCGGCTACGACCCCAACGCCGTCCAGGCCGAGGTCAACCGCGAGATGCGTGGTACGGCCAGCACCGCCAAGAAGTCCATCGTCGAGATCGCGCGCGAGATCATCGAGGGCAAGGGCGACTGGGGTACTGGAGACGTTCGCATCGCTCGCCTGACGCGGGCCGGCTACAGCGCCAACGCCGTCCAGGCCGAGGTCAACAAGCTCATCTAGAAGGGAGGTGTCCCACGTGACCGGCAGCATACTTGACGACGTCAAGAAAGTCCTCGGTCTCGATACGAGTTACACGGCGTTCGATCGCGACGTCATATTGCACATCAACGGCGTGTTCTCGACGCTCAACCAGTTGGGTATCGGCCCCGATGACGGCTACATGATCGAGGACGACACGGCTACGTGGGACGCCTTCATCGGATCCGACCTCCGGCTCAACTCCGTCAAGCACTACGTCATCCTTCGGGTCCGGATGTTGTTTGACGTGCCAGGAACTTCCTTCGCCATCGACGCGATGAAGGAACAGATCAGAGAACTCGAGTGGCGACTCAACGTCAAACGGGAGGGAGAATCATGGACGGATCCGACAACGTCATAGACGGAGCCGCTTTGGTGGAACGAGTGCTGTCTCATCACGGCGTCAGAGGCATGAAGTGGGGCGTTCGTAAGCGTCGTTCTTCGCCCTCGCACCCCGCTTCCGAGGACCACGCCACCGTCGAGGCCCACAGCTCCAAGGCCAAGGAAGGCGGCCTCAAGGCCCTTTCCAACAAGGAACTCCAGGACATCATCACGCGCAAGAACCTGGAGAAGCAGCACCGAGAGCTGGTCGGCAGCGGCCACAAGTTCGAGAAGGGCCACAAGCGCGTCAAGAAGGCCCTCTCGGCGATCAAGACCTTGAACGACATCCACAGCACGGTCGACACCACGACGAAGGTCATCAGGAAGGTCGCCTCAAGTTAGAAGGGAGGGTTGGCGATGGCTCTATCGAATACGGCAACTCCAATCTACTACGGCCAGTTTCGGGACGCGGTAGTTCGTGGCGAGATCCCTGTGAACCGGGAAATCTCGATGGAGATGAACCGCATCGACGCGCTCATCGCCAACCCGACCATCTACTACGACGACAGGGCCGTCGAAGGCTTCATGCTCTACTGCGAGAAGGAGCTGACACTCACCGACGGAAGCGACCTCCACCTGCTTCCTTCCTTCAAGGTCTGGGCTGAACAGATCTTCGGTTGGTACTACTTCGTCAAGCGACAGGTTTACGAACCGAGACCGGACGGCCACGGTGGTAGCTACGTCAACAAGACGGTCAAGAAGCGGCTGACCACGAAGCAGTACCTCATCGTGGCCCGAGGTGCGGCCAAGTCGATGTACGCCGAGTGCATACAGAGCTATTTCCTGAACGTCGACACATCAACGACGCACCAGATCACCACCGCGCCGACCATGAAGCAAGCCGACGAGGTGATGTCGCCGTTCCGAACCGCGATCACTCGAAGCCGCGGCCCTTTGTTCAAGTTTCTGACCGAGGGCTCGCTTCAGAACACGACTGGTTCCCGGATGAACCGGGTGAAGCTGGCCTCGACCAAGAAGGGTGTCGAGAACTTCCTGACTGGCTCCCTGCTCGAAGTTCGCCCGATGGCCATCAACAAATTGCAGGGTCTGCGGCCGAAGATCTCTACAATCGACGAGTGGCTATCCGGCGATATTCGCGAGGACGTCGTCGGCGCGATCGAGCAGGGAGCCTCAAAGCTCGATGACTACCTGATCGTCGCCATCAGCTCCGAGGGTACCGTCCGAAACGGTTCCGGCGACACAATCAAGCTCGAACTCGCCAGCATCCTCAAGGGAGACTACCCAGCGCCGCATATCTCGATCTGGCACTACAAGCTTGACGAGCTGGAAGAAGTCGCGGATCCGGCGATGTGGCAAAAGGCGAATCCGAACCTCGGGAAGACGGTTACGTATGAAACGTACCAGCTCGACGTCGAGCGAGCCGAGAAAGCCCCGGCTTCGAGGAACGACATCCTGGCTAAGCGCTTCGGGATACCGATGGAGGGTTATACCTACTTCTTCACGTACGAGGAGACGCTACCTCATCGTACACGCGAGTTCTGGCAGATGCCTTGTGCTCTGGGTGCAGACCTTTCCCAAGGCGATGACTTCTGCGCCTTCACCTTCCTCTTCCCCCTGCGCGATGGTTTCGGGGTCAAAACCCGGAGTTACATCACTTCGCTGACTCTGATGAAGCTTCCTGGCGCCATGCGTCAGAAGTACGACGAGTTTATCGGCGAGGGCAGTCTTCACGTACTTGAGGGCACGGTTCTTGACATGATGGAGGTCTACGACGACCTGGACCAACATATCCAGGATCTGGAGTACGACGTCCGTGCCCTTGGCTTTGACCCGTACAACGCGAAGGAGTTCGTAAGCCGCTGGGAAGCGGAGAACGGTCCATTCGGAATAGAGAAGGTGATTCAGGGCGCCAAGACGGAATCTGTGCCGCTTGGAGAGCTCAAAAACCTCAGTGCAGAACGTTTGCTTGCCTTCGACGAAGCACTCATGACGTTCGCCATGGGCAACGCCATCACCATGGAGGACACGAACGGCAACCGGAAGCTTCTGAAGAAGCGACAGGATGCGAAGATCGACAACGTATCAGCGTTGATGGACGCGTACGTTGCCTACAAGGCCCACAAGGAAGCCTTCGAATAGCCAGGAAAGGGGGTGACACATGGGAGTGCGTTCATTTATCAGGCACGCGTGGAACGCGTTCAATAACTGGGACGAGAACTACCAGCAACGACAGAGTTATGCCGCCGGATCTACTTTCGGCGTGCGGCCGGACCGAACGCGTCTCACTTACACGAACGAGCGGTCGATGCTTTCGTCGATCCTCACAAGGATGAGTCTCGATGTAGCGTCGATTCAGCTTTGTCATGTTCGGAACGACAAGGACGGGCGCTATGTCGAGGACATCGACAGCGGTTTGAACGAATGTCTTACCGTGAAGGCGAACGTCGATCAAGCGGCTCAGCAGTTCCGACAGGACGTCGTTCGAGTCATGTTCGACAAGGGAGTCGTGGCCATCGTTCCGGTCGACACCACGAGCGATCCGACCAACTCCAACTCGTACGACATCCTGACGATGCGAGCCGCCGAAGTCGTTGCGTGGTTCCCCGAGCACGTCCGAGTCAGTCTCTACAACCAGGCGAAGGGCTTCCGAGAGCAGATCACTCTTCCGAAAAGCCTTGTCGCAGTCGTGGAGAATCCGCTCTACGACGTCATGAACGAGCCGAACTCGACATTCCAGCGATTGACGCGAAAGCTCAACATGCTGGACGCCGTCGACGAGGCCTCCAGTTCCGGCAAGCTCGACCTGATCATCCAGCTTCCGTACGTCATCAAGTCTGAGGCCCGACGGAAGCAGGCGGAACAGCGACGGAAGGACGTCGAGTTCCAGCTCAAGGGCAGCCAGTATGGCATCGCCTACACCGACGGAACCGAGAAGGTCACTCAGCTCAACAGGCCGGCCGAGAACAATCTTCTCGGTCAGATCCAGTACCTGACTGACATGCTGTACAGCCAGCTCGGGATCACAGACTCGATCATGAACGGCACCGCCGACGAGAAGACCATGATCAACTACAACTCTCGTACGGTCGAACCGATTCTTCGAGCCATCGCCGAAGCCATGAGGGCTACGTTCCTCACCAAGACGGCTAGGACCCAAGGTCAGTCCATCACGTACTTCAAGGACCCGTTCGCTCTCGTTCCTCTCAGCGAGATAGCCAAGATCGCCGACATGCTGTCCAGAAACGAGATCCTCACCCCGAACGAGATCCGTCAGGGGATCGGCTTCAAGCCGTCGAAGGACGCGAAGGCCGACAAGCTCCAGAACAGCAACATGCCGACGGCGCCGCCGTTGCAGCCGCCACCTCGACAGCCGTTCCCACCGAGCGACCGACAGCCGACACGCCCAATACCACAACTCACCAGGACGGGAGGAAACAGTCAAAATGGAACCTGATTTCAGTGGCTGGGCCACGAAGGCCAACCTCAAGTGCTCCGATGGTCGGACCATCATGCCGGACGCGTTCAAGCACATGGACGGCCAGCAGGTTCCGCTTGTCTGGCAGCACGGACACAACGACCCGACGAACGTTCTCGGCTACGCGATCCTCAAGCACATGGCCGAGGGTGTGCGCGCCGACGGCTATTTCAACTCCACGCCCGCCGGCCAGAACGTCAAGCTGCAGGTCGAACACGGCGACATCAACGCCATGTCGATCTTCGCGAATCAGCTCGTGGAGAAGGGCGACAAGAACGTCTTCCACGGTCAGATCTGCGAAGTCAGCCTCGTTCTCGCCGGCGCCAACAAGGGCGCGAAGATCGACTTCGTCAACATCCGTCACAGTGACGGTGGCCTCGAAGAGCTGGACGACGAGGCGGTCATCTACACCGGCGCCGAGCTCTTCCACGCGGCGGACGTCGTCGACAACTCCACAGAGCCGTCGATCGAGGACTTCTGGAACTCGCTGACCCCGGACGAGCAGGACGTTGTCGCCCACATCGTCGAGGAAGCCGTCAAGACGGCCCAGGACCCCGACGGAGACGGCGACAACGACGCCGCCAAGGGTGTGGCCGACGACAAGAAGGACGGCGAGCCCGCCGAGCACTCCGACACCAACAAGCCCGGCGAGGACGACCTCAGCCACAAGGAAGGAACCCCCGTGACGCGCAACGTGTTCGACCAGACCGACCAGAACGCCGGCCCCAAGAAGCACGAGCTCTCCCACGCCGACGTCGAGGGGATCTTCGCTTCGGCGGTCAAGAACAAGTCGTCCCTGAAGGCCGAGGTCGACAACTACGCCCTGGCCCACGGCATCGAGCCCATCGACATCCTCTTCCCGAACTACCAGAACCTCACCAACACGCCGCAGTTCCTCACGCGGCGCATGGAGTGGGTCCAGGGCGTCCTCGACAACACCAGCAAGACCCCCTTCTCCCGTGTCCGGACGATCGTGGCCGACATCACCATGGACGAGGCCCGAGCCCGTGGTTACATCACCGGCAACTTCAAGAAGGAGGAGTGGTTCTCGGTCTCCAAGCGCACCACCGACCCGACCACGATCTACAAGAAGCAGAAGCTCAACCGCGACGACATCATCGACATCACCGACTTCGAGGTCGTGTCGTGGATGAAGGGCGAGATGTCCGTCATGGGCCGGGAGGAAATCGCCCGCGCGATCCTCATCGGCGACGGTCGTGCGATCGACGACCCTGACAAGGTCAAGGACCCGATGGGCGCCACCAGCGGCGACGGCATCCGTTCCATCGTCAACGAGCACGAGATCTTCAAGACCGACGTCTACGTCAACGTGGGCGACTCGAACTCCTCCATGCTGGAGGTCGCCGAGGCCATCCTCCGCTCGATGCGCCACTACAAGGGCAGCGGCCGGCCGACCTTCTACACCACGCTCCCGACCCTCACGTCGCTGCTGCTGGTCAAGGACGGCATGAACCGGCGGTACTGGAACAGCCCCGAGGAGCTGGCACTGTACCTGATGGTCGACAAGATCGTCGCAGTCGAGGTCATGGAGACCATGCCGACTCTGTTCGGCATCATCGTCAACCTGTCGGACTACAACATCGGCGCGAACAAGGGCGGCGAGGTCAACCTCTTCGACTTCTTCGACATCGACTACAACCAGTACAAGTACCTCTGGGAGACCCGCATCTCGGGCGCCCTGACGGTCCCCAAGTCGGCCCTGGTCGTCTGGAGCACCGCCTCCGGCAACGTCCTGGTCTCTCCGGTCGCCCCGACATTCGTCACCTCCACGGGCGTCGCCACCATCCCGACCCAGACCGGCGTGGTCTACAAGAACAACGTCACTGGCGCCACTCTCACCGCCGGCGCCCAGACCGCTCTCACCTCGGACCAGACCCTCGTGGTCGAGGCCCACCCGGCGTCCGGGTACTTCTTCGAGACCGACGGTCTCACCGTCCAGTGGACGTTCCACATGCCGGAGGCGTAATAGACGCCATGGCAACGACAAGGTTCTACGGAAAGGTGGGATACGGCGAATCAGTGGAGTCTGCACCTGGTGTGTGGAAAGACAGCATCACCGAAGTTGCGTATTACGGCGATGTTGTTCGGAACACCCGTCAATTGCATGACGGGACGAAAGTCAATGACGATCTGACCGTCAACAACTCCATATCCATCGTCGCCGACGCGTACGCCAACGAACGTTTCTTTGCCATAAGGTATGTTGAGTGGATGGGGACTCTGTGGACAGTCACGGACGTCGAAGTGCGGAGTCCCCGTCTGCTATTGAGCCTCGGAGGTGTCTACAATGGGCCAAAGGCTTGAACTGCAGACACTTCTTGAGGGTCTTCTCGGAAGCGGAAATGTATATTTCCAGCCTCCGACCGGGGTGCAAATGGAATACCCCTGCATCGTGTACCAACGGTACAGCGCGGTCAGTACGTTCGCTGACGACAAGCCGTACATCCACACCAAGCGTTACCAGGTGACCGTGATCGACCAGGACCCGGACAGTCCGATTCCCGATAAGGTCGCCGCATTGCCGATGTGTCTCCACAATCGGTTCTTCGTGGCGGGCAACCTCAACCACGACGTCTTCAATCTCTACTTCTGAGGAGCACAAAAGTGAGCAAGATCACCTGGAACGCTGTCGGCACACGCCGATACGAGACCGGTGTCGACCGTGGTGTCCTGTACATCCCCAACAGCGCCGGCGTCTACGACAGCGGCTTCGGCTGGAACGGTCTCACCAAGGTCACCGAGAAGCCGACCGGCGCCACCACCACGGCGACCTACGCCGACAACATCAAGTACCTCAACCTCATCTCGGTCGAGCAGTTCGAAGCCGACATCTCGGCGTACACCTACCCCGACGAGTTCGGGCAGTGCGATGGCACCTACGAGCCCGAGGCCGGCGTCGCGATCGGCCAGCAGACCCGCAAGACCTTCGGTCTCTCGTACCGCACCCTCGTGGGCAACGACCTCGACGGCACCGACTTCGGCTACAAGATCCACCTGGTGTACGGCGCCCTCGCGGCCCCGTCGCAGAAGGACTTCACGACCGTCAACGACAACCCGGCGGCCATCGAGCTCAGCTGGTCCATGACGACCACCCCGGTCGACGTCCCGGGCCACAAGCCGACGGCCAGCATGACGATCGACTCGACCAAGGTCGACGCCACCGCTCTGGCCACCCTCGAGGACTTCCTCTACGGGACCACCGGAACCGACCCGTCTCTGCCCACCCCCACCGAGGTCTTCGCGATCTTCGCCGGCACCGTCACCACCGCCACGCCGACGGCCCCGACCTACAACTCGTCCACCCACGTCATCACCATCCCGACCGTCACCGGCATCACCTACTACATCGACGACGTGGTCGTCACCGGCACGGTCACCCTCACGACCGGCCAGACCAAGCTCGTCGTCGCGGAGCCGAACGCCGGCTACAAGTTCCCGACGCCCACCGACAACGACTGGCTGTTCACCTACTAACAGCCGCCTGGCAGGAAGGAGACCGGAGAGTGCTCGTCATCGACGTCCCTATGGCTGAAGGTTTCAACCAAGAGACGAACGAGTTCGTTCCAACCGAGCTCTTCACCCTCGAACTAGAGCACTCTCTGGTCTCTCTGTCAAAATGGGAGTCATTCTTCGAAAAGCCTTTTCTCAGCAAAGAGGCTAAGACCCCCGAAGAGACATTGTGGTACATCACCGCGATGGCCCTCACCCCTGGAGTTCCTCCGGGAGTTTTCGACAAACTCTCGGACGAGAATCTCAACGCGATCAACGCGTACATCAACGCGAAGATGACCGCGACCTGGTTCAGAGATGATGGCCAGGAAGAGAACCGCGAGATCATCACTGCTGAAGTCATCTACTACTGGTTGATCGCTTTGACAATCCCGTTCGAGTGTCAGCACTGGCACCTGAATCGTCTTCTGACGCTTGTTCGAGTCTGCAACCAGAAGAACGCGCCGCCGAAGGAACTGACCAAGGCCGAAATCGCTCAGAGAAACCGAGAACTCAACGCTCAGCGAAAAGCACAGTTGGGCACTTCCGGATGAGAGGAGGATCGTAACGTGGCAAGAATCAGTTGGGGTGACCCGGGAACACGCCTCTATGAAGCAGGCGTTGACCGAGGAGTTTTCTACCTCGACGGCCAAGCCGGCGTCCCATGGAACGGTCTGACATCCGTCAACGAAAGCCCTACCGGTGGGGACCCGACGCCGTTCTACATAGACGGCTACAAGTACTTGAACAACCCGGCCTCTGAGGAGTACGAGGCCACGGTCACCGCCTTCACCTACCCTGACGAGTTCTCGGCATGCGATGGGACTGCCGAACCTCGTTCTGGATTGTTTGTAACTCAGCAGCGACGGAAGTCTTTCGGCCTTTCCTACCGGACGATGATCGGGAACGACCAGTCGGATAACTTCGGCTACAAGATTCATCTCGTCTACAACGCTCTCGCTTCTCCGACGACACGAACGAACGGGACCCTCTCCGAGACGACCAGCTTGAGCGACTTCAGCTGGAAGATCACGACGAAGCCTCCGGCGGTAGCCGACTACAAGCCGTTCGCGCATGTCATCGTCGACTCGCGCTCTACCGACCCGTCAGTTCTTTCGCTGCTCGAGGACACTCTTTACGGTACAGATTCGGTTTCGGCCAGCCTTCCGAGCTTCGTTGATCTGCTCGCCATATTCGACACGATCCCCACACTCACGATCGTGGACAACGGCGATGGAACGTGGACCGCAACGGCGCCGTTCGACGTCATCGAGATGCTGGACGACACCACGTTCGAAATCACAGCAGCGACAGCGGTCTTCGTCGACGCCGACAGTTACACCATCAGCTCTGCATAGAAAGGTGGTCACGTGGCTACCATCACCGGACTCACAGCCGCCCGAATGCTCGCGATCGAAGCCGCGACAGCCGTTAGCGCCGCGTGGGACTCAGCCGGACATCTCATATTCACGCGACATGACGCTACGCAGTTCGACGCCGGCGCGGTTCCTGCCTCGACCACCACTTTGGCGGGTGCCGTAGAACTCGCCACATCCACCGAAACGACTACGGGGACCGACGCTGTGCGCGCCGTCACCCCTTCCGGCTTGGCCGCGGTGAAGGCTCTGCTTTTGTCGTTGACCGGCGGGACCATGAGTGGAGCCATCACAACGATGCTTTCGGCAGCGACAGGCGTCGTGCATGGCGCAAACGTGTCCGCCGATACCTTCGATCGCTGGCGTGTCTACGCCGATGGAAAGCAGGAATGGGGCTCGGGTTCCGGTTCTCGTGACACCAATCTGTACCGAACCAGTGCCGGTCTCCTGAAGACCGATAACTCGCTCAAGGTCGACACCGACCTCACGGTGACCGGAGTCTTCAACGGAGCCAGCAACGTCAGCGTTGGCGCATGGACCAGCTACACACCGACCTGGACGTCAGCAGGGACTGGCACCCCTGCTCTCGGGAACGCCACCGTCAGCTGCTACTACACCAAAGTCGGTCGGAAGGTTGATGTCAGATTCGAGATCACCTTCGGAAGTACAACGACATTTGGTAATACGGGAACGGGTGATAACTGGCAGTTCACCCTACCTGTGACGGCAGCCAGGAGTGGTGACAGCATCGGGTTTCTCCAACTACTGCAGTCCAACACGATTACGTGCATGGGCCGAGCCCGGACAAATTCCACTACTACCTTCCTGATCAGCGTTGCCAGTGGGCGAACGGATGCGACAGCCATCACCAACACCGGCGATGTCGATTCAGTCACGCCCTGGACATGGGCCAGCGCCAACACGGTCAAGGGCAATTTCACCTACGAATCCGCTTCTTAGCGAGGAGACGCCCTATGGCTCAGCTCGAAAAGCGCGTCATAGTCAATGACAACGCCAATTACCCTCTTTACCGGGTCACCATCAACAGCAATCCAGAGGACGGCGGTATCTCGGTGTTCAATCTAACCACCGAGGCCATGGACGCGGCGCTGTCCATCGACCTGGATTCGGCTGCCCAGGCGTTTGCAGCGTCCATCGTTGCGACCTCTGGGTACGCCCTCGTGTCGATCACAAAGACCTCCGTGACCGAGACAACTCTCTGACTCAAAGGAGCCGAAATGATCAGCTTCAACACAACCGGCTCCTTTGATAGCACAGAGGCGTTCCTCAAGAAGATGTCCAAACTGAACATCCTCTCGGTGATGAACTCCTGCGGCCAGATCGGCGTCGAGGCTCTCCGGACAGCCACCCCCGTCGACACTGGTCTGGCCGCAGGTTCCTGGAGTTACGACGTTCTAGCCAAGAACGGTTCATATTCCATCAGTTGGACCAACACCGACATCGAGAACGATTTCCCAGTCGCGATCATGCTCCAGTACGGCTACGGAACTGGAACCGGAGGATACGTGCAGGGTCGGGACTACATCAACCCCGTGATGAGACCCATATTTGACCAGATCGCAGACAAGGTATGGAAGGCGGTGACCTCAGCATGAGCAGCATCGACCAGCGTGTTGTTCACATGACGTTTGACAACAAGCAGTTCGAACAGGGCATCGCCTCAACCCTCTCGTCGCTGGAAAAGCTCAACAAGGGTCTTCAGCTCCAGGGAGCCACCAAAGGCCTGAAGGATGTCGACGCCGCAGCTAAGGGCGTCTCTCTTTCGGGCATCGCCTCCGGGGTTGATTCCATAGCGAGCAAGTTCACGGCGATGTCTGTGATCGGCATCACCGCTCTGACAAACGTCGCCAACAAGGCTGTCGACGCCGGTCTTCGAGTGGCGAAAGCCTTCACGATCGACCCGGTTGCTGCTGGCTTCCACAACTATGAGACCCAGATCAATGCCATCGGGACGATTCTGGCCAACACGGGTCTCGAAGGGGAGAAGGGTCTCGCCAAGGTCAACAAGGCTTTGGGCGAACTGAATACGTACGCCAACCAAACGGTGTACAACTTCAGCGAGATGGCCAAGAACATCGGCACCTTCACCGCCGCCGGCGTAGGTCTTCAGGACTCGGTCAACTCGATCAAGGGCATCGCCAACCTAGCTGCTATATCCGGCTCCACCTCGGAACAGGCGTCAACGGCGATGTATCAGCTGTCTCAGGCGATCGCTACGGGCACGGTCCACCTAATGGACTGGAACTCGGTGGTCAACGCCGGCATGGGCGGTAAGGTCTTCCAGACTGCTCTGATCAACACAGCTCGAGCCAGCGGCGTCGCGATCGACAGCATCATCAAGAAATCCGGCAGCTTCCGAGACAGCCTGCAGAAGGGTTGGCTCACCTCGAAGATCCTGACTCAGACTCTGTCTCAGTTCACCGGAGACCTGAGCATGAAGCAGATCGAGGCCATGGGCTTCACCAAGAAGCAGGCCGAAGAGGTTCTGAAGCTCGGCAAGACGGCCGTCGGTGCCGCCACCAAGATCAAGACCGCGACTCAGCTGACCGATGCGCTCAAGGAGGAAGTGGCAACTGCGTGGGCCACGATCTTCAAGACCATCTTCGGTAACATCACGCAGGCCACTGAGCTGTTCACCAAGATCCACGCTGTTGCGGAGAACGCGCTCACCAAGCCCATCTATGCGCTGAACACCCTGATCAAGGGATGGGACAAGCTTGGTGGGCGGAAGGTTCTGATCCAGGGCCTTAGTGATGCCTTCCAGGTCCTCGGCGCGATCATGCACTCCATCTCCGGAGCCTTCGAGGAGATCTTCCCACCGGCCACGGCCAAGCAGTTGTTCGACATGACGGTTTCGTTCAGGGACTTCATGGAACGGCTCAAAATGGGAGACCAAACTGCCGACGAACTGAAGCGTACATTCGCCGGTGTCTTCGCCGTCCTAAAGATCGGCTGGGATATTGTCTCGGCAGTCGGCAAGGCATTCCTGGGTCTATTCGGCACGGTCGGAAATGGCTCCGGGGGATTCCTCAAGGTAACTGCCAGCATCGGCGACTTCCTTGTAAAGCTTGAGAAAGCGATCAAGCAGTCTCAAGTGTTCACCTCGTTCTTCGGGACGATCGGGTCCATCCTCTCCATTCCGATCCAGCTCCTGCAGATGCTCGGTTTGTACGTTGGTTCCCTCTTCGACAAGTTCGACGGGGAGAAGGCAACCAAGGGACTGAGCAACGTCTCGGATCAGATCAAGTCTCTCGGGAAGTACAGCCACGTGGCTGTCGCTATCTGGGATGGGATGGTCGGAGCACTCAAGACTGTAGGCGAGTACGTCGACAAGGTCTGGACGAAGATCTCAGGTTTCTTCCACAACCTGGGTACGTCCGGAACCACCACTAGCAACAACTTCGGCGCTATCCTGGCCGCACTCGACACCGGACTGTTCGCTGGACTCATACTCCTGGTCAAGAAGATCGTCACGTACTTCACCAGCGGCGGCAACCACGGCCCGATTCGAAGCATCGTCGAGTCCATCAGGGAGCCGTTCGAAGAGCTGACTGCCACACTGAAGACCATGCAGACCGTACTCAAGGCAGCAGCTCTCCTTGAGATCGCGGCTGCTGTGGCCATTCTGGCATTTGCGATGTCCACTCTGTCCAAGATCGATTCCAACGGCCTCATCAGGGCCAGCTCAGCGATCACGGTCATGTTCGGGCAGTTGCTCGGGGCCATGGCTATATTTCAGAAGTTCATCGGAACCGCAGGCTTTGCAAAACTGCCGTTCATGATGCTCTCCCTGATCGAACTCGCTGCGGCCGTAACCATCTTGGCCAAGGCTGTCACGATGATGGCTAACCTGGACTGGAACGGACTTGCTAAGGGTCTGACGGGTCTTGCCGCAACGATGGCCATCCTCGCGGGTGGTCTGAAGTTGATCGGAAACCCCGAAGGTCTCGTTCTTACCGGGTTCGGTCTGACTGAAGTCGCCGGCGCCATCGGCGGTCTTGTGGCTGCGGTAATCGCCATGGCGAAACTTGACTGGAACGGACTTGCTAAGGGTCTGACTGGTCTTGCTGCCACTCTGGCCGCACTCGGTCTCTTCGCGAAGTTCGCGGAGGGAAGTGGCGCCGGAGCAATCCGCACCGTAGGCCTCGTTCTCCTGGCGGCCGCCATCAAGATCCTCGTGAGCGCCATCAAGGACTTCGAGGGCGTCTCGTGGGAGAACATCGCCAAGGGTCTGACGGGCATCGCGGTCCTCCTGGGTAGTTTGGCTCTCTACACCAAGTTCTCCGATGCCAACAAGGCCGGCGTGCTACAAGGTGTGGGGATCATCCTTCTCGCGACGGGCATCAAGATCCTCGTCAGCTCAGTGAGCGACTTCGGGGCCATGCCTTGGGAGCAGATAGCCAAGGGGCTCGTCGGCGTCGGTGGTCTACTCGGAAGCCTGATTCTCTTCACCAAGTTCTCGGAAGCGGACAAGGCTGGAGTCCTCCAGGGCGTTGGGATCATCCTGCTCGCGACAGGGATCAAGATCCTGGCTAATGCCGTGACGCAGCTCTCTGGTCTCTCGTGGGAGCAGATCGCTAAGGGTCTGGTTACTTTGGCCGGTGCGCTGGCTATCGTCACCGCAGCGTTGATGCTCATTCCTCCGACGGCGGTTCTATCGGCAGCCGGAGTTCTGGTCGTAGCCATGTCTCTGGGCATGACTGCGGATGCTCTCCAGAAGATGGGCGCGATGAGCTGGGGAGCGATTGGCAAGGGGCTCACATCCCTTCTCGGGGCACTCACGATCATCACAGCAGCTCTGTACGTCATTCCCCCGACTGCAGTGCTCGGTGCGGCTGGCGTTCTCGTTGTGGCCCTGTCTCTCGGTAAGATCACCGAGGCTTTGGCCAAAATGGGAGCGTTCTCTTGGAGCGCTATCGGCAAGAGCCTGACTGAACTGGCTGGCGCTCTCGGCATCATCGCTCTCGCACTGGACCTTATGCCGGAAGCTCTTCCGGGTGCGGCAGCATTGCTGATCGTCACGGCTTCTCTGGCTGTTCTGAGTCCCGTCCTTGAGGCGTTCGGAAACATGTCTCTGGCGGAAATCGGCAAGAGCCTTCTGATGCTGGCCGGCGTCTTTGCGGTCCTCGGTCTCGCTGGACTGGTGCTTGCTCCGGTCGTTCCGGTCCTCATCGGGCTCGGTACCTCGATCGGGCTGATAGGCGCTGGCGTTCTTCTAGCGGGACTCGGCTTGTCGCTATTCGCTGGGTCCATCAAGGTCCTCGGCGAGAACCTCAACGGGTTCGGCGACACGATCTCCAAGGCTGGTTCTGGCTTCCTCAAGGCCATTGAGGGAATCCTCAAGAACATGGCTCTGGCGGTCGCCAAGGAGGCTCCGCTGATTGTCGGGGCTTTGCTTAAGTTGCTGTTGGAAATGCTTCAGCAGTTGAACACTTACGCCCCGAAGTTGGTAGCCGCTGGTCTTCGACTGGTGGCGAGCATTCTCCAAGGAGTCGCCGACAACGTCGGTAAGGTTCAGGCTGCGGCGGTTAACGTCGTCCTCGCTTACATCGCGGGAGTCGGCAAGAGTCTTCCGAAGATCGTTGACGCTGGTGTCAAACTGATCATCAGTTTCATCAACGGTCTGAGCAAGGCAATCGACGCAAACTCGTCGGCACTCGGCAAGGCAGGTGGTCGACTGGCTGTCTCGATCATCGAGGGCATAGTCAAGGGCCTCGGCTCTGGTGTCGGACAGGTTGTGAAGGCTGCGGAGGGCATCGCCGGTTCCGCAATCAACGCAGCCAAGAAGGCACTCGACATCAACTCGCCTTCGAAGAAGTTCATCGCAATCGGTCGGTCTGTCAATGAGGGCTTCCTCAAGGGTCTGCTGAGCGGCGACAAGAGCAAGGTCGACGCCGTATTCAAGGCTTTGTCCGAGCAAATCAAGTCGGCGATGGACGCCTCCGCCAAGACATCCGCCACACTCGAAGCAAGGCTCAAGAAGGAAACCAGCGCTCGTCACAAGAACAACGACGAAATCGCACGCACCAAGAAGGAGCTGACACAGGCCAACAAGGAGCACAAGGCTGAAGCGGCAGCGTACGATGAGGTAACGAAGAAGCTCACCAAGCAGCACAAGGCTCTCGACCTCCTCACCGACAAGTACAACAAGAACACTGCCGCACTCCAGAAGGCCCAGGACACTCTCGCCAACGCGATCAAGACTCGCGATGACTACCGGAAGCAGATCACGGATGAGTTCGCCACTCTTCCGACGATCTCGACCGGTGAGACTGTCGCCACTTACGAGCAGGACCTCTCGACTCAGATCGAGAAGACCAAGGAGTTCGCGAATGTCCTGCAGAGGCTTCGTAAGCTCGGTCTGAGCGACGTAGCGTACAAGCAGCTCCTCAATGAGGGGCTCGACGCGCTTCCGTTCGCTCAGCAACTGCTCGACAGCGGCAAGACCGGTGTCGCCCACCTCAACGATCTGAACAGTCAGCTGACGGATGCTGCCGGCGCTCTCGGCAAGACGGCTTCGACTCAGCTGTACCAGGCTGCCGTCGACTCTGCTAAGGGATTGGTCGCTGGCCTCAAGGCTCAGCGCAAGGCCATCGAGAAGCAGATGGAGATCATCGCCGATGCGATGGTCAAGGCCATCAAGACGAAGCTCGGCATCAAGTCCCCGTCCAAGGTGTTTGCCGAGGTCGGCGGATTTTCCGCGCAGGGACTTGCTCAAGGCCTGGACGAAATGTCCGGTATTGTGGAGAAGTCCGCAGCGTCCATCGGGGACAAGGCCGTATCGTCTCTGAGCAAGTCGCTTTCTGGAATGTCCGATCTGGTGACGGGCAACTTCGACATATCGCCGACCATAACTCCGGTGTTGGATCTGTCCAGCGTCAAGAAGAGCGCTGGCCAAATTGGAACCATGCTGAGTACTCAGCCGATCGCGGTTGACTCTGCATATTCCAAGGCCCTGGCCGTTGCTTCGAGCCAGATGAGCACTCAGGGCACCGATACCGCGGCCACTGCTTCCACTCAGGTCAAGTCGGTGACGTACATCCAGAACAACAACTCACCGAAGTCTCTGACTGCGGCTGAGATCTACCGTCAGACGAATAACCAGCTGTCCAGGACGAAGGGAACTCTGGGTTGATCACGCTGATTGAAGCTCGAACGGCCCAGGGCACACTCCTGAGCTTGCCCCTGGAGGGCGTGTCCTCTGGGATCATCGTCGAGGAAATAACGGGTCTCGACCCCGTCAAGGCGACAATCGTGTCGTCGGCTTTCGCGTCAATGGACGGGGCTCAGTACCAGTCTGCTCGACGCGAGACCCGCAACATCACGATGACGTTGGGGTTGAGTCCTGACTATCTCACGAACAGTGTCCGTGAGCTCAGGAGTGTGCTGTACAGCTTCTTCATGCCCAAGAGTCAGATAAGCCTTCGCTTCTACGACTCCGACGGCTTGACCGTGGATATTTCGGGGAGGGTGGAGTCCTTCGATTCCCCTCTCTTCGTCTCCGAGCCGAAAGTCGTCCTTTCGATTCTCTGCTTTGACCCGGACTTCACAGACATCACACCTGTCGTGTTGTCCGGGTCGACGGTCACCAGTACAACGTCAAATCTCTACCAGTACGACGGAGAGGTCGAGACCGGGTTCACGTTCGTCTTGAATGTGAACCGAACCTTGACCGAGTTCACGCTCTACAACAAGCCGGCGGACAATGTGACCCGGACCTTGGACTTGGCGGCGTCTCTCGTCTCCGGCGACGTAGTGACCATCAGTACGATCGCCGGCGCCAAGAGCGTCAAGCTCACCAGGTCCGGCATCACGAGTTCTCTGCTGTACGGGATGACGACTCAATCCAGCTGGATAGAGCTCTTCCCCGGCGACAACCATTTCCGCGTTTACGCGACTGGTGCCGCGATCCCGTACACCGTCACGTACACCACACGGTACGGAGGCCTGTGATGGAGGTGTATATCCTCGACAGTCTTTACCGTCGCACAGAGGTAGTGGACAAGTTCGATTCTCTGATCTGGACCGAGAGGTTTTCGGCCTACGGCGATTTCGAACTGAAGCTGCATTCGACCCTGGAGAACAGAAACTTGTTCCAGCAAGGGGTTAAGCTGGCGATCAACGAGTCATATCGTGTCATGACAGTGGAGACTGTCGAGGATTCCATCGACGACCAAGGCCAGCAGATTCTCACGATCAAGGGCCCTTCTCTGGAAGCGGTTCTGGATCAACGTCTAGCTCGTGCGGCCATGACGGACACGACAACCGATCCAACGTGGTCTCTGACTGGCACCCCCGACGCCATCGCAACGCAGATGTTCCACGATATTTGCGTCACTGGGGTCCTGGATTCCGGGGATGTGATCCCTCTCATAAACGAGGGGAACATATTCACGGCAGACACAACCCCGGCGCCGACGGACAGCATTACGTACACGATCGATCCGGCGACCTTGTACTCTGCGATGAAGAACCTGTGCGACCAGTATCTCATGGGTTTCCGACTTGTTCGGAATTTCGATACCGCTCAGCTGTGGTTCGACATCTACATGGGGAGCGACAGAACCAGTCATCAGACGGATTTCCCGGCCGTCGTATTCAGTTCCGAGCTCGACAACCTGAGCAACACTTCGGAGCTGAAGTCGATCGCGCTGTACAAGAACGTCGCCTACGTCATATCCCCAGTGGGGACGGAAGTTGTATATCCGGTGGACGTCGATCCGACCACAGCAGGTTTCGACCGCCGGGTTCTC